ATCATTCCCCTTCCGTTGTTCCAACATCAGTTTCCAAGGTTTCCATATAGGTTTCTTCATAAGGCCGGATCAGCGGCATATTGAAGTTGACCATGAAATGAAGAACATTGTCCACAATCTCATAGTTCATGCTTGTTCCATGTAGAAGGTCACCATTGGGAAGGCTGATTTGCCGTAAGCACTCCATCAGCGTTTCCGCAACAGTGATCATTTCTGCATTATCGCCGGTGGCCTTGGGAAAGTACATCACATCAAAGGGGTTGCGTTTCATAGAACGCCGCCCCAACAGGGGAGACAGTTCAGGCTTCAGGATGGAAATGAAAAAACAGGGTTCTTCCAAGCCCTGTTCCACATCCTTCTGATAGATTTCATATTCATCCCCAAAAGCGGTGTTCAACGCCATTGAAATTCCTTTGATTATCTCATTCAGCATTAGAACACATCCTTCAAAAATTTGTATAGACGGGCTTCCAGAATAGGCGGGGCCTGAACTTCAAGTTCTTGGGCTGATATAGTCATCATCTTTTTGCCCGGAACCCAATTTGCTGTCAAGTGGCGTTCGATCACACCAACCTTCCTTCCCGGTGTTTGTCGGTGGCCATATTCCACATAGGACGCATATTCCAAATTGTTTGCAACTGTAATTTGATAAATGTCACCGTGCTTTTCAATCGGAAGAATGATCGTCCAATTCTTTCGTAAACTTCCGCCTTTGTAACCTGACCAATATTTCAGGGCTTTTTCCCCCTCAATCCATGTAGGGGGTACACCCACAGGAGTTCTTTTCTTCACCTTTGCCAATAGGCGGGCGGCAAGGTCTTTGGCCGCATCCCGGCAAAAGGCATCAAAATCCACGGAAGAAAGCTGTTCAAGGCGCTGGTTCAGCTTTTCAAGTTCTTTATAATCGCATCTTCCCCAACGGCCCATCACGCATACCCCACAAACGGTTCCAGCATGATTTCTTGATGGTCTGTGAATACTCCCGCTTCACCGCTTCTGCTGAATGTGAACTTCCGTTCAACATTATTGAAACGGGTTACAACAATTTTGCAACCAGCGGGGATTTCCACATCCGAAGAAATGAACAGCTTCACAGATTGGGTTAGGGCGGCAACCGGATCACCGTCTGTTGAACTTAATGTTTCAAAAGACAGCTTGCAAGGCTGATCTTGAAAAAGCGGCTTTTCTTCAAAATCAGTCAGCTTGGTTTCGGGGTCTTTCACCTTTTCTTGGTGGTAGACAGTACAGCGATCTTTCCACAGGCTTTCAATGGCCTTGCGGTGCCTACTCACCATACAAGTTTCCTGTACCGGTACAGTTCATCAGCTCGCCCACCGATCAGATAGTTGATCAGGTTGGTTAGCCGCTGTTCCGGTGTCAGGCTCCCTTCTCCAATCGCAAAGGTGATATTGGTGTCACCTTCCTGAATGGATTTTTCAGCCGCTTCCAGATCAAACCCTTCCAAATCGCCCGTGGCCTTCTTCATGTTCAGGTATTCGCCTACAACCATGTAAACGGCCACGCTTTCCAACCCTTCCGGGATTTCAGATAGATTGGTTTTATTCAAAATCCGCTGTTGAACATGGGTCAGAAGAATATCCAACAGCGGATCAGAATCGGCCCCCGTTACGCCAAGGGCCGTAAGCATAGCAACAATATCTTCACGCAACGGGGATCACCACCTTACGCCAAAGCAATAGTGATCTTTACCGCCTTGGTTTCATCGGTCAAAGCGGCAAGATAATACTTGCGGGAATAGATCGTATTCTTACGGATATTCTGATCACGTTCCTGTTCCACCTCGGTTCCCTTCTTATTGAACAGGGTCACAGCTTCCTTGGTGGCGATCACCACCGTACCTTCAACGGCATCTTTCTTCACATAAAGATTGATACCGCCCACGGTGCCAACATAGCCATTCTTGGCAAAGGCTTCCACATACTTCAGATCATCCTTCAGGCTCTTGCGAACTTTCGCCATATCAGCGGGGCAGACAAAGCCAAAGACCGTAACGCCTTCCAGATTTTCAAGATTCAGCTTGGCCGCCGCATCCACGAACGCCGCAAAATCCAAAGCCGTTGCGCTATGGGTCAGCGTGGCCTTGTTGAACTCGGCATAAATATCCGCATTGGCGGTGTTAAACAGGTCAACGCCAGCATGACGGGTGCCGGTGGTCACAACCATAGGATCAGTCATGGCTTCCTCGTCATAGTAGGAAAAACGGTTCTGCGCCAGAAGGATTTTATATTCCTTCTCAGTGTAAGCGGCGGTGATGGTCTTGGTATTACCTTCACCAATATCCAGCTTTTCGGTGCCATCGGTGGCAGTGTAAACATGAACCTTGCGGGTCATACCGGCAACACCGGTCAGATTGTTGTCGATGGTGCAAAACTGCTGAAGATCAAGGTGGGAATTGTACTGATCTTCAATTTCATTGGACAGGAAAGAGTTATCATAAACAGTGTTCAGTCCAGCCATTATTCATTACCTCCATACAAAGATTTGTATTCATCAGGATGGTTGATGTAATAGTTATAGCGTTCCGTGGGGGGCAATGCCCGGAACTTTTCAAGGGTCATATCACCGGCATCCGGGGCAGGATCACCCTTTTCAGCGGCCTTAGCTCCCTTGAACTTCTTTTCCGGGGCTTTGTCAAAAAGAAAAGCCGTGTCTTTGCCTTCCACCAGCTTCTTCACTTCATCATCAAGGCCCTTCACCGTTCCATCCTCGGTGATTTCTGCCTTGCCGATAAAATCAGCCATCAGCGCACGAACAGCGGTTGTGTTCTTGGCCTTGGCCCCGGTCAGGGCCAGATCAACAGCGTTGGCGATCTTCAGGGCCTTCATTTCCGCATCATGGGTTTTCTTCTGTTCGGCGTTGTCGGTCTGAAGCTGGGTGATCTGCTTCTGAAGGGCTTCCGTGTCACCGGTGGCCTTCTTTAGCGTTTCAAGCTGGGCATCCCTTTCACTGATCGTTTTCTTGGCGGCGGTCAATTCGGTGTTCACCTCATTGAACCGGGCTTTGGTCACAAAGGAACCGTTCAGGCCCTCCATAACCTTGTTTGCCTGATCTTCAGTCAGGCCCCATTCCAACAGCTTTTCTTTCGTCATAGTGCATTCACCTTTCTTCCTTTTTTACCGTGGGTAAGGAACCACGATTTTCCCGGTTCTGTTTACCGCCCACAACGGGGAAACGGCGATATGGTATGAAAAAACCACCACCGGCCAAAGCCGGGGTGGTCAGATCATCAATATAAGTCTTTTTCGTTCAAATCAGGGGGCTTATAAGGCGTTCCCTTATCCAAACATTCTTGAATGATAGCTTCAATTTCTTTATCATCTACCCCCATTAGGGCAAACAGCGGGAAATTTTCATTAAAGCGTTCAAGATACTTCTGAATCAGTTCAGCCATATTTAACACCCCTTTCACGGCTGATTGGCAATCACTTTCAGCATATCTTCATACACGGCATACGATTTAGGCAAATATTTCTTGATCGTTGCCAAACTATCCGGGTTGGTCATGGTGGCCGAAGTCATTTCAGCAAAGGCTTCTGTTCCAAGGCCCCAATCAATCCCGTTATAAGATCGGTTTGTCCAGTAAGAACCACCACCGTGTCCAATACCACAACGGATTTTCCCACGGGTGGCCCCTTCCAATATATCAGAAAGATCACCATATTGCAACGGGGTCAAGGAACTGACTTCCTTTTGAACAGCAGAATAAGCAAAGGCTTTCTTGACTTTGAACCCGCCATATTTAGCATAATAATCCGCTGTGCTTTGGCTCATCCAGCCTTTTTGAACCCAATAAGGAAAATCAGTTTGGTGAGCTTTCATATCAGAAAGTACGGATTTCACCCAATCGTCCACTTCATCTTTAATGGTTTTGGGGAATAGGCCATTCTGATATGTAGAAGAAAAATTCCATTGGCCGTTTGTGCTTCCAAGCTGGGCCGTTAGGCCGTCAATAGCATGACCGCTTTCGTGAAAGGTGGTTGCATAGGGCGAACTCCACGATCTGCCTTTTGCATCGGCATTGATATTCACATAGATGTTATTGCCGGAACAGTAAGCACCGCCTTTGTGATCAGCTTCAGCAACCTTGACTTTGCTTTCATACTTTTTCCAAGTAGTCTGAAGGTCATTGCTTTGGCAAGCATCCACCCGATCACGGATTTGATCATAATGATCTTTACCGAATTTCTGTCCAAATTCACTGTTATAGTCCCGAACGGCCTTTGTTGCAGTACCAGCGGCGGCAACAGTCAATCCGGCCTTGCTTCCGCCGTTCAAAAAGGATTTGGCCCAATCTTTATAGGTCATATTGGCCGGAACATAGTACACATCCCCATCAGCGTTCCGGGCGGCTCTTTCGCCGTCCATATCGTTGAAATAGGGGCAAGTGGTTCCCCGGCAATTCGGGTGAAACGGTGGAACCGTTACACCAGGTTCATATTGGGAAAGCGGGATCACTGTTCCATCAAGGGGTTGACATATCTCGCAAGTGTGGGAATCCAGCGTTTCCACAATCTCCACCTTCTCCACCCCCAAATCCTGATAGGATTGTTTGGTGGAAATAGCATTGAAGTAGGTGGTTTCTGTGTGAACCAGCCGCCCCGCCTGATACCGGGAAACATTGAACTGCTTCTTAATCGCATCCGTGATCTTCTGGGGGCTATCCCCACGCAAAAGGCCCTGTGTCAGTTCCTTTTGAACACTTCCAATCAGTTCTTGTTTTTTGATCCAAATACGATCACTGAAGGTTCTTCCGTCCGTTGTCCACGGTTTTGAAAGCAAGGTTTCAAGTTTTTTCTGGTTCAGGGCGGTTATATCCCACCCAAGCCCAAGGCCCTTCTGAATGGTAAAAGCGGTTTGGGTGTACCCGTTCCCGGCAATCTTCTTCAAAAGACTGTCCAGCCCGTCAAGTTGGTTGCCATACAGAACTTCAATCTGCTGTTGAATCTGTGTCTGAATTGCTTCCAACCGGGAAACATGGAACTTGGCCGAAGCGTTTTCCAGCTTCTTCAGCCATTCATCAGAAAGGTTTGCTTGTGAACCGACTTTGATGTACTGATCCACTGTCCACTTGAATTCTTCAAGCTGTCCAGTGGTCAGCATCTTCCGGGCCTCTGTCAAACTGATTCCGTTGTTGGTGGCAAAGCGTCCATACCAGCGTTCAATATCGGCTTGAACTGTTCTTTGGGCATCGGTGAACATCGTTTCAAGTTCCTGAACATACTGATCACCTTCTGCATGGGCGGTATTTTCAAGAATAGCGAACCGGCCCCGCCAATAGTCAGCATTTTTCATGGTAGGCTGATCCCCCTTTCCTGAACAAATGGAACGGCCACGCTGTTTCTTCATAGGGGCTTGCGCCTTGCTGAATTATGGTTCCTTCCTTTGTGGCCGTTGGTAGCGTGAACGAGAATCGAACCCGTGTTCCCGGCTTGAAGGGCCGGTGTCTTTGCCGCTTGACTATCACGCCATAGGAACCGGGGAAGGGAATTCCACCCTTGCGGGGTAGGAGTGATAGCACCCCCGCCAACCCATTCTTGCCCCGGCATATATAGACAGGGCGGGGTTATTCGTCCCCGTCCGTGTCACCGTTATTGGCTTGCTGGTTCCCGAAGGCCCCGGAATACTCCATAGCCTGTTCCATAGATTCTTCCTTTTCCTTCTTGATCCGGGCCAGTTCTGCTTCCACATCCGTTGTCCACGGGTGCTGTTCCACAATGGTTTCATTGGACAGAATACCAACGGATTTGGAACAGTTTTCAATGGATTCAGATTCATTGATCAGAATATCACGGTTGAAAATCACCATGATTTCTTCCCCGTCATAGTCCCCAAGGCCCCGGTTTCCAAAATCCTGATTGATAAACCACAGCAATTCTTCAAAGGCCGCTTGAAATTCTGTTTCCATGCCGTTTGCGTCAAGATCAATGTCAGAATACATGGATTGGATGTTCATTTGATTGGGGTTGCTTCCCATCCGTTCATCCTTGGCATCATACCCACGGGCATTGTTGATTAGGGATTTCTTCAGCAATTCCAAAATGCCCTTGTAATTCTCCACATTCACTTCAATGGACAGCGTGGAAACCTTGCCATCGTCACGAACCTTCACGGCTCCAAAGCTGGAAAGGTTGTGCCGGAATTCTCCAAGATCGGTGCCGTCATAGTTTTCAATCACCAGAATGGTATTCCGGGCATCCTCTTGCATATTGTTTTCAAAGTCGGACAGCATTATATTTATAGCGTCCTGAAGGGATTTCACCCGGTTCAGCAAAGGGATTTCCTGTTTGTTGTATTTGAAGGGAATCAGGGGAATCCGTGTCCAGTTCAGCGGGGTTTCTTCCTCACCCTCGGAAATGCTGAAATAGTTATCATGGGGGCTGTCCTGATCAGCAATCAACAAATCATTCTGATAGATATAACGCCAAATGCCATCAGGCTTGAAAATCTCCACCCGCTCCACGATTTCTTTTTGATACCCGTTCCAAACCTCTTGCGGGTAAAGACGGATTGCACAATCAAGGATCGTATGATCATCATCAGCCCAAAACGGAAGAATTTCATAGGCCGGAAAATGCTTGAAGGTCAGCTTGCCATCATCCCCATAATACGGGAACAACCAGCCCAAGCCGCCCTTCAGGGAATCTTCACAGACATATTTCAAAAGCCGCTGAAACCGCCTGTTGAACACCTTGTTCAGTTGGTCAACATAGGTTTTGTTTTGACAGTTCAGGGAAAACGGTTTGCCCACAAGATAGTTTGTTTTCTGATCCACCATCAGGGCATATTGATTATCAACTAACCTGTTATTGGGCAGGTTGTCCACCGGCTGAAGGTTGCCATCCTCACCGATCATGGTTCTTTGACGGTGAAGAATATCCTGTTGCCCCTCATAGTACAGATCACCGGCAATCTGTTCCTTCCGGCGTTTGCTGTCTTTCCATTCTTTGATTTCAGCGGCAAAGAATTGAAGTTCTGTCATGCCGGTTCCACCGCCCTGTAAAATCAGGCGATTGATCCGGGCGGTTTCCGTGAACATCGGTTCAAACATGGTCAATCACCCTTTCCCTATTGTTGAATATCCGCAAAATACGAAAAAAGCCCGATTTTCCGGGCAGTTTGTTACTATCGTGTTACTTGAAGCTGTATGTGGGGCCGATCAGAACATCTTCCAGCGCATACCGCATAGCGTCCATCAGGTGGTTGAAATCATCAATGGGCCGGTTGATCTTGGTTCCGAATTTATCTTCATCCCAAGTGTAGTTAGAAATTTCTGTGATGAAATTCACACATCGGGGGTGAATGATAATCGTGTAATCTTGAATGAACTGAATACCATTGTTGATACTGTCCTTGCCCTTCCGGGCGGCTCGAATATGATTCAGGCCAGCTTCCCTTAATTCGTCAATGCTCTTTGGTTCTGCACAATCGGCCCTGATCCGTTCTTTGCCATAGCCCATAGCGGTAACTTTTTCAGCAATTTTGTTATTGGTCAGGGCCTTTTCATACAGTTCATCAAAAACCCAAATGGTTTTTTCTGCTTTGCTCACCAGCCCACAGAAAAGGGCCGTGGGGTCATTTGTATAGCCAAAGTCAAGGCCGAAGGCGGAAACAACATCACCCTTGGCACTGATCTTGGCCGGATCAAAGGCTTCTTCCCTCCACCGCTCATAAATCAGTCCGTCTACAATGCCCCAACCGCCAAGGCCAGCAACCTTATAACGACGGGGGTTATTTTCCCGCATGGTTTCAAAAACTTTCAGATCAGCTTCATCCAGCCATTCATTACAGGTGTAATTCGTGGTTGTGGCGTAAATCTGCCCATCTGGGGAAGTCCAGCTTTCATGAAATTTATATGTGGGCCGTCCTTGGGCATCCTTGCCGGTCACTTCTCCAAAGAACCGCTTCCTGATCCAGTGTTTTTCATTCCACGGGTTGAAAGTCAGCGTGATTTGCTTAAACAGGCCGGTTTCAGGGGGAATGGCACCACGGATTGATTCATCCAGCATATCAAAATCAGATTCCTTGCTGATTTCATAGGCTTCTTCCACCCAACACCAACACAAATACCCATGTTCAACCGTGATTGAAGTTACCTTCAGCGGATCATCAAGGCCCCGAAAATAGATTTTTTGTTTATTGCCGTCTTTATTTGTATAGGTCATTTCAAGGGGACTTTCTTTGATTTCCCACAAAGCTTGAACATTCCATTTATTGATTGCCCATTTCAATTCAGTGAAACAGGAATCCTTCAAAGTTCTGAACACCTTCCGAACCACAAGGGCGTTGGCTTCCGGGTATTGCATAATTTTTTTAATCAGCCATAAGGCCATTGTTTTAGATTTCTTAGAAGCACGAGAACCCTTACATACCCGGTAACGGCCTTGAAACCTCCAAAAAGAACCATAGCCCTTCCCAACTTTAGCGGGAAGATTATTGTCAATCTTCAAGCTGATCTTCCCCTTCAAAGATAATTTGAATAGGGCCAGTGCCGTTTAGATTTACATTTTCATCAGCCTTAAATCCAGCCCTATCAAGAATATCCTTTGCCGCCATCAGTCGAACCATTTCACTTTTGGCCAGCAAAAGTTTTTCTTCTACTCTAAAGGCTTTTGCGGCAACATCTTTGATACTGTTTTTTAGGGCGGCGGTATATTCATCAACAAATTCAGAATTTTTCTTCCAGTTGCAAATGGTAGCTTCAGTAACATGAATTTCAGTGGCAATCTGTTTTTGATTTTGCACACCGGCAACCATTAGTTCAATACATTTTCGTTGTTTTGAATTTAGCATATACCGTTACCCCCTTTCAGTTCAAATTTATTCAATCAAGATTTGGCTTTCATCAGCCAGTAAGATTGATCCCATCGGTGTTCTTTCGTATGGCAACTATGGCAAAGGCATTGACCATTTTGAAGATCAATCCTTCCTTGGGGCCAGTCTGCCCATTTAATTTTGTGATGGGCTTCAAGATTAACAGTTGTTCCGCATAATTCACATTGGCCTTTTGAAAGCACTTGTTTCCTCCACACTCTAACCCTTGGATCATCTCGATCAAAAGGATAAAGTGTTTCATCCTCTAACAGAAACTTCATAAAGTCATGCGGAAGGTAATGCTTCAAAAGCAAAATAGCCGCTTGCTTTTGGTCAATAGAATAATCACCGATTAGAACAGCAACAGAATCAATTACAACATTATTAAAAAACACTTTCAAAAACTCCCTTAATGCAAAAATGCACCTTTGGTTTCCCTTGGGTGCATTTTTACGCTATAATTTTACCACAGCCGAAACTATCATAGACTATCATCTTTCAGAATTTCCGGGTTCTTTTCCGCAAAAGCTACCAACCCCGCCCCGTGGATTCTGTATATCTGGGCGATTGAAAAGTTAAGTTCAACGGCAATCCGTTCCCATTTTTCATTACTGATATACCGGGCAATCAGAATATTCTGCTGATCTTGGTCAGAAACCCTTTTAATCTGGTCAAAGGCGTTCACTTTCCACTTGGACAGTTCCGCCTTATATTCAGAAATTTCCGTTTCAAGTTCACTGATCCGGGCAAAAGTTTCACCTATGGGGTCTTTTGGCCCTGTACTCTGAACCTTATCTGGGTTCAATTCATAATTCTGTGAAGTCAACCCGGAACGCAAGGTTTGAATTGTAGACAACAGCCGCTTGATCAACCTATCGGTTTTCTGAATCTGGTTCAGATAATCCTTGGCCGCTCGGCTCAATTCTTTTTCATTCACTATGTAGGCACATCCTTCCTGTTCGATCTTGAAGGGCCTTAAACCCTTACAGCACAACGGTTTTCTCAAAATCCTTCAACATTCAAGATCAAAATGCTATTCTTCAGCATCTTTATATTCTTTATCTCTTATATTTTTTTTATTTTTATTTTTATAAATATATAGTCGATCTTGAATGTTGAAGGAATTACGGGTAAACGCTTATACCACAAGGGTTTTCGGGCCTTCAACATCCCTTCCGCTTCTTCTACTTCTTCAAGATATGGGAAGCGATCATATCCGCTTGGTGCGTCCATAACACATTCGGGAACTTGCGAACAGCGGCGGTGTAATGGCTCCAATTCGCCTGATCGTCAAAGGCTCCCATGTGCCATCTGATACAGGCAACTTCTTCAGGGATCAACTGCATCCACCCGGCCAGCATCAAAACCGATTTATCCCCATGCCCGGTGTAAAGCTGATCTTTACTGTCAGCATAACCCCATTGCTTAAAATCCCATTTGTAGGTTTCCAGCTTGCACAGGTCATGGAACAGGCCCACGATCACCGGCGATCCGGGCCGTTGCCATTCCAGGTGGTTCCGCTGGGTCAAGGTCAACAGCGTTTCAGCTACACACAAAGAATGGGCATATAGTCCACCTTCAATATTTCCGTGGTGATTTACTGAAGCCGGAAGGGTAAAATACCCGGCTTTTTTCAGAAAATCCATGAAGTTTTCTGGAATTTCAACCTCATTTGCCCTCAAAAGTGCTTCAAAATCATTGGTTTTCACTTGTATTCCCTCCCGGTTTTACGGTCTTTTAGTTTAATTCTATTCAGCGGTTCAAAACCGGCCAAACGGATAATATACTTCAACACAAAGATCAGGGTGTCCACCCGCTTCTGTTGTGCATCTTCTTCCCGAATTATAGGCTTCATGCCCTCATAAGCGGTGGGATCGGAATAACCTTCCGCATTTTGCCAAGGCTTACCCATTGTTTTCCTCCCATTCTTGATACCACTTTTCCAGATCACAACCGGCTTCCTTCAGCTTCTTCCGGGCCAGCCAACCTTCATCAGTCTTTTCCATCTGGTAATATTCCCGTAGCTTCACAGTTTCGGAATAGAACAGTTCCCACGCTTCTTTCAGGCGTTTAGGGCCAAAGCCAAACCGGGTGTGAAGCATCCACAAAATGGACGCTTCTTTGTCTATATCAAAATCCCGATCATTTTCCACAATTTGACGGCGGATTTCCTGTTCCATTGCTTTCTGTTCAGCCTTATTCAAATCAACCCCAAAGATTTTACCCCCGGCCTTCTTAAAGATCATGGTATTCACTCCAAATATCATCAAAGCAAACCGGGATCAGGGCGTGAACCTTATCCAGAAGAATCAGGGCCACTTCCCGCATTTGTGGATGTGCGGCATTTGAACACCTTAATTTCAAAAAGTGTCGCCATTCCCGAATATCAGCGGTCATAACCACTTCAGTTTTCAGGCTGTTGGGAAGTACAGAACGGGCTTCTTGCGGGGAACACCCATAATCCAACAAATTGAAATAAGTGGTTTCAGCGGCAAAGCATCCTTCTTCCCACAGGTTCCAGCCAGCAGTTCCACGAACCAAAAAGCAAGGTTCAATCACGGTGATTTCCAAATTAAACTGCCCTTTGCTGTAATTGCAATAGCGGGTGCTTTCCTGACAATAAGAAGCCATACGGTGGCGAACAATTTCATGGGAAACCCCACGATCACAGGTAAACTTCACTGTAAAAGAACAGTGTTCCAGAACAGCTTCATGGCCCCGTTTGATAATCCCGGCCACAAATGCCGGTGCGCTGGTGTCAGTGATCTTGCCTTCAGACTTATAGCAAACCCGCCCACACTGTTCCAGCCGTTTCAGGATGGTTGCCCTGTCAATCGGGGTGATAAATTCCACATCAGGCTTCACAATCTTCATTATTTTTGGCTCCCTTCATCCATCTGCGCCCCAACCAATTTTCCAAGGGCAGTCATAAAAGAATTTGCTGATTCTTTGCTATTGAAAGTTCCATAAATTATCAAATTATTTCCTTCCTCTTTGCATAATACAGGCTTTTTCCTGTCAGGAAGCATATAAGCCCCGATCTTTATATCGCTGTTGTCAACTGTCAGAACTCTGGGCATTCGCTTCATCCTCCAATCTGGTTGGTATATCCTGAAGTTCAGGGTGTTTGATCTCCATATACAGGGCAAACAGAATGTTCCATGCCGCCGCCCTCAAATGGGGTTCATCCTTCATGCCCATCATGTACTTGGCAAGGTGCCTGAAGGCGGAATCAATCAGGCTATGAATAGGAATGCCCTTTTCACAGTTTCGTTCCCCATACTTCAAGGCCCCTTCTTCACAATGCTTGGAAACCTCCATGATTGCTTCCCACGGTAACAAATCCATACGGCCTTTGCCCGTGTGCATATCACGAACCGCCCCGGTTTCAAATGTAGTGCGTTCTCCGCTATCTTTAATAGTCATGCCAATCAGTCAACCTTTCTAATTCTTCATTGATGGTGAATACTAAATGTAAGGTATCGCAACATTCACTATGTTTTGCAATCGCTTCATTCACCCGATCAGCCCAATAGTTTTGTTCCAACGGGTGGCCCGTATCTCGGTTTCTCACACACATATCAATTTCTTTTGATAACTCATCTTTTCGGGCGTTCAGCCTTTCCTTCATGGCCTTCAGAATGGCCTTTTGCGCCAATGCAATTTCATGAACACTCTGCTTGAAATCCTCGCTATCTTCATGTTCAATCGCTTGATCAACGTCTAATCCGTGGGCAGAACAGAATTCTTCTGCATTATACAGGGAATGAAATACCCGCCGCCCAACCTTCCACCGTGGTGCATTCTTCAGGTGTTCCCATTTTTTACACTTGCTGTATTGGTGGCCCATACTATCACCCTTTCAGTTAAACCATTTGATCACCGGATCACCGTGAAAACCCTTTACCCATACAAACCACGCATAGCAGATAGCATTATTTGAAGTATAAGTTTCAAAATCTCCATTCATAGCGCAATTCAGGCGGGAAGAACTAACGTATACTGTTTTAGGTGGATTCTTCAGGAAAAATTCTTTTCGCCGCTTGCCCTCTAAGAATTGAATTTTAAGGAACATTGCAACCTTTCGCCCTGTTTGGACGCTCTCTAACGCCCTTTGAACAAATTCAAGGGCGTATTTATACGGCGGGTTTGTGATTATATCCCCTTCAAAATCTTCCAACGTGTCTTTTAAGAAGTCCAGCGGTTCAGGATCACCGAAGCCCCGATATATTAAATCTGTGCTGATAACCTCAAATCCATGTTGCTCCAGAACTTTTGATAAATGCCCTTCACCACAAGCGCATTCCCAGATCACGGGTGAAAACTGTTCTTCCTGTAAAAGAAGCTCCATAGCACGCGGCTCTGTTGCATAGTAATCATGGCTTTCACGTTCCTTTTCGCTGTGATTAGATGCTCCTAAAGTTGTATAGATACTGCGCTTGTTGCCTATCCAGTCTTTAGGCTCTTTGCTCTCTCTCTCTCTCTCTGCTGTTCATTCAAGATTTTTCACTCCCATCTTTTTCAACTTTCCAACCAATACCGACCGATTTAGTTTTGATTTTGCAGTGATCCAGTACCCGCTTCACATCCGCGTTAATGAAATACGGCTCTTTTTCGTGCATCATTTCTTGATAGACGCGCCTGCATTCAGTGATAGAGGCAAGCGGCAAATAAAAGCCCTTGACTTTATCACCGCTCCACCACGCATCAAGCATCTTTTCAAACTTTTTCAGTGCTTTTTCATTCGGCATTATTTTCACTCCCCGTCATTTGCTATAAAAATCCTGAATTTCTTTTTATTGATGAACTTATCCACAACCTTAAAATCCAACAGGCCGGTTCTCATATTACCGGGGCAAACCGTTCCAGTTGCAGAAGCATTTCCACGGCCCTTGGATCAGTGGCGTAATAGTCCATTGGTTCCCGTTCTTCTGGAACATGGTTTGACGCTCCAAGGGTGGCATAAACTTTCTTTGAACCGGGCATTATTCTTCACCTTCCTTTTCGGCCACAAAAACCCTGCTTTTCCCAAGATTCTTGATCCATTTGTCAACCACTATGAACCCACATCGTTTGGTAATCTGCCTTGAAAATTCAATATTGGACAGGGCTTGAAAATTATTTGCAATACAGTATTCTTTATAGCGGCGGTAAACTGTTTTTGTCGCTTCATTTTCAATTCCATCAAGGCCAATTTCTTGAATGAACCCAATAATGGGGTTATTGTTCTGTTCGTATTCGTCCAACTGCCCTTGAACTCGCTTGGAAGTGGTGAAGGCGGCATTGGTCAAAACACGCTTCAGGGCATCCAGCCCCAACCGGATCAGATATTCCATTGAATTTTGTTCACACAGTTCATCTTTAATGAACGGCTTGAAATCGGGATCATCCGGCGTAAATTTGGCATCAAAAGGAACAATCACAAGCCGCCGCTGAACCGCTCCGGTTTTGTCTTTCATACGGGGAATATTGTTGGCACTGAATAGGAACTTGGCATAATTATTGAACTCGAAGGGGTCTTGTCCTTTACGCTCCACGTTCACTCGGTCACCGGTAACCAGCTTCTTGAATACAGAAGCGTTGGCTATGAATTCATCACCAATATCATCACCGATATTGGCCAGCTTTCCGAACAGTTCGGCGGTTTTGAACCTGTCACCAAGTTCCTTCAGATCAAGGGAAGCAATATTGGCATCACCCAACATATTTTTCACCACATGAAGGAAGGTGCTTTTGCCGTTGCTCTTATCACCGATCAGGATAAACGCTTTGCCCAATTCGTTCCGCCTGTAAAGGCAGTAGCCCACCATTTCTTCCAGCAAGGCCCGAACCTCGGAATCATTACAGGCCAGCCGGTCAAGGGTGTGATCCAGAAGGCCAGAATAAGCGGCGGGATTGTATGCCCAAGGAATTTTATTGGTGATCACTATATCCGGGCTGAAATCTTTGAATGTTCCATCCTTAATGTTATAAAGGCCATTGGTGAAGGCAATCACATTGGGATTGGTGGTTTTTACTTCTTCATCAATCATGATTTCAAGATAGGCCAGAACTTCAGAACGGTTGGCACGTTTCAGATGCGGAATATGGTGGATCATCTGCGCTTCAATTTCTGCATGGCCGGGGACATAAATTCCATCTTTGTAAATATGAAGCTGGTTGTTGATCTTTACGATATGGTTATTGTTCTTCAGATAGGTTGCGAACTTATCAAATAAGAACGTGGAACCTTTGAAGAAAACCGGCTTTTTGAAAGCATCATCCCGAAGGATCACTTCAAGTTCCCGGTCTGAAAGCGGGTCTTTTAGAATATACCGATTGATCAGCCTGATACAATCACGGGCTTCTTCCTTGGTGAAATCCTCGCTTTGCAAAGTCAAGATGTAATTGAACAGGCTTTGGTTTCGTCCTTCTCCCGCTTCCATATCCAAGAATTTCATGTTGGTTTTTACAACCGTCAACCACTTGGGAAGCACTTGAATTTCATCTTCAGGGGTATCATACAGAACAGGCCGTTCAACCCCTTTGAACTTCAAAACCTCATAGCTATTGTTCCGGCCCACTTTAGCATCCGTGGTGATCCCAAGGGCCAGCGGTTGTTTTGTCCAGCTTTTTTCCACATACCCTTCCGGGTTACGGAAGATAAAATGTTTTCCCCGTGTGGTTTTATACACCCGGCATTTCAAGGCCAAATCCTGAACTATGCGGAACAGCAGATCAGAAGTTTCCTGATCGTCCACATCAATCAGGATTGCTTCATCATCCAGAATCCCGGCATATTCTTCAAGGTTCTGAACATCTTCAAGGCTGTTCAATTTTTTGCGGCCCTTGAATTTTTCAAGGCATTGTTTATCCTTGGTTGGCACATATCCTCGAAACAGGCGCATTGGTTACCTCCCCCCCGATCCGCTCAACACCAAAGTCTTGCAATCGGTTCCAAACTGTGTTGATATAATATTGTTTGTCCAATTCATCAGGAATTGGCAAGGTGCTTACATCGTCATTGATAAAGAAACAGTGATCCGGCGTGTTGGCAAATTGTTCCGGGTTCTTTGGCCGTCCTTTTATAACCTTACCAGACACCTTGAATAATCCGCCCTTACTCTGATCCTTGGAAGCGAACACCCGGAATGTTTTATCAGTCTGAACTTCACCGCCCCTGAACCGCTTCACAATCTTGGAACGGCCTTTTTCATCCCTGATCTTTTCGGTGGTGATCACCGGGGAATATAAGGCATATTTGTATTTGCTGGACACCTTTACAACCTTCTGAAAATCCCGTAAAGAATCACAGCTTCCAACAGTTTCTTCCGGTTGGGTACCATATAGGAAGAAAGAAATGATTGCCCGGTTCACAATAGGAAGATCATAATCCAGATCAGACAGCTTTTTTACATAAGCCCCTTTGCACTTCCAACGTGGTTTTCCCTTTTCGTCATGCAATGGGCCAGCGGGAACAATCAGATAATTGTTTACATCCTTCTGGAACACCTTTTGGAATTCATCAAATTCCAATCGCATTCCGGTTCTTTTCTCCCATTCCCAACAAATATCATCTATCAAATCAAAATCTTCATAGCGGCGCAACTTGATCAAAATACCATCGGTATTGCTTTGAATAATGTCACAGTGATCTTCCAGTCGTTCAATCAGATCAAGTAAAAGAAGCTGACCGCCAACGCACACATTATTTGCTTGCCGGGGATCATACATGGCATTGTGTTTATCTTTCATAGCCCCATAGGTGGAATTCAGAACGATTTTATAAGGCTGTTGCATGGGGTTCTTTTCCGCTTTCAGCTTCAAGCGGGTGTGATAAATTTCATCATATTTGGCCGGGTCAGCAACATTCCGGCTGATCCATCCATACCGAAGCATCAAAGAAGGATAGTAGGAAGCAACATCCACATTGACATACCAGCCTTCCCCAAAATACTTAGGAATGGCCCCGTGAAGTCCACCCCAAGCGAAAACATGGGGAACCCCGGCCACATCAATTTCAAGGGATTTGGAATAATCACGGTTCAAAGGGTTCAGATACCAGTTCAAAACCTCTGTATAGCGTTCAATCCGTAACGTGTCAGGCAGTTCAATTTCAAATTCATCATTATGATCCTGTTGCACCGCTCCAAGAATTTTGGCGGAAAGCTGGGCCTTTGTGCGTCCAATATCTGAAACCGGAAGATGGAACGCCTTCACAAGCGACATTTGGGCATCAAATTCATCTTCTTTTCGGCGCAACCACACTTCCACGGTTTCTTCTACATCATGGCGGCAGTATTTCACTGTTTCGGCCAGTTCTGCTTCTGTCAAGGGTCGATCAATATCAAAAGGAACGCTTGTTTCTTTGATAGAATGGCCCATAAATGCTTCCAGTGCCTTTAGGCTGATAGGCGGATTAGGCATCACATCATAGTTGATCAGGGGATAATTCCTGAATAGGCTTGAAAACCTATATCCGGGCTTATCCTGAACAATAATCCAGTCATTCACCCGCTTGGGATTAAATCCACAAAGAATCCCCTTCAAGATATACTGATCATAGTTCCGGCTATTGTACCCGGCCCAAATCGTTCCCTTGTGTTGCTCATAAAAGGATTTCAG